AGTATTTTAATCCGGCTGATTTACTCAGAACATTAAGCCATGAATCTAACATCGTTGCATTGTGTGCAAGCGACATTCTGTCCGGTAAAATCCTATCCTCTGAAGATAAAAAAAGGCTTGAGATAGCTAAAAACAAAATTGATGAGGTGACGAATTATGCAAGAAGTTGACACGGATAAACTAGATAAAATAATGAGTGAAAAACCGGACAATGTTGTCCCTATCGAGCAGGGGTGGCGGGGAAAATTAAAACATCATGTGCTTAATTTTAACAAAGAACACGCAATGGTTATGGTAAATGGCAATGCCAGAGTGATGCGTAAAACAACCGCTAAAACGTCTATTTATGGGCGGGAAGGCTACGAATTTATAAAGCCGTGGGAACTGGATTTTTTATATCAGAAACAGCTTATAAAAATTGGCGAAAAGAAGAACGGTGACGGCATCATGGCTAATCTGTTTGAAGCTTGGCGCAAACACCCCGATTCTGACGTTTATATCAAGGGCGTTATCTTTCAACCGAATGGCGAAGTCCCAGACGGTTATCTAAATCTTTGGCACGGGTTCTCTGTGGCTCCGGCAGATTTAGCCGATTATCCGCTGATTAAGTGGCATATCGACAACATTATCTGTGGGGGTACGACGGAACTTATCAACTATTTTTACAAATGGATGGCTTATACCTTTCAGCATCCTGAAAAACAGGCTGAAGTGGCTCTCGTTTTACGTGGCGAAAAGGGAAGCGGGAAGGGTTCGATAGGCCATTTTTTAATGAAGATATGGGGGCAACATGCGTTCCATATTACCAATTCCGGGCAGGTAACGGGACGCTTTAACGGACATTTATCGGACGTGTGTTTTTTGTTTGCAGATGAAGCGTTTTTTAGCGGTGACGTAAAGAACGAATCAGTTTTGAAGGGGTTAGTAACTGAGCCATTCATTACGTCAGAGAAAAAAGGCATGGACGCCGTGCAGGTTAAAAACTATCTGAAGATTTTCATGACCACAAACAAAGACCATGCCGTCCCAGCATCAAAGGGCGAGAGACGCTGGGCGGTTTACGATGTAACCGACGAAAAGTGTGGTGACGTGGCGTATTTTAAGGCATTGAAGAAGGAAATGAAAGACCCTTGGGTTAGGTCAACATTTCTTTATGACATGATGGCTATGGATTTGAAAGGCTGGACACCCAGAAACCCGCCAGAAAGTAACGGGCTAAAAGACCAGCGCATGGAGAGCTTAGATTCAGCAGGAAAATGGCTGGTTGATTATTTAATGACAGCGGAAGATTCTGATTTTGGAATGCCGGGAAAACCCAAGTTCAATGAATTGTATGAATCTTATATGGCTTATTGTTCGTCTCATAAAATTAGCGAGTGGAATATTTACAGTGCGAAGAAACTGGGTTCTTATCTAACCAAAATTTTTGGACTTCCCCGTCGTGAGAGAGATATCAATGATAGTTTGCAACGACTCTACCGGTTTTATAACTTTGGAACGATTGAACAAGCCAAAGAAATTGTCGAGAACTATGAAAAAATCCTTATTTAACAACACTGTTCCGGATTGTACCGGATTTATTTTAATCCGGTACACTTTAAGCATTTGATTTTACATATATTATCCTTATTATCCTTATTATCCTGATTATATAAGACTCGTAAGAGAAAAGTAAAAACACCATTGTTTTTTACAATAGTAATTTCAGCCAAAAAACTGGATAATCCGGAACAACAAGATTTTTCTATAATAATCAATTTCTTATGCTTAAAATTATCAGGAACAGCAGCGGATAAACCGGTACAAAAACAGCTAAAACGGGCAAAAAATGAGTATTTTTTGAGATTCGTGAAACATATTGTAAAAATAGGAATGTTTCACAGGGCGTATTTTGGGTGTATTTTATGTAAACAAATTAACAAATTACACAGATTATGTTATAATCGCCCCATGAAAAATTACTCGCAGACAAAACAACTCACTATCGCCCCCCCGTTACGGACAGAAACGCGCTGTATGCTCACGGTATCCCCGGAACTGCACTATCAACTCAAAGTCTTAGCGGTGCGTAAAGGTAAGAAGCTGTCCGATATTACGGCACAAGCTCTGCGGGACTATCTGGCGAAGGACGGGGCATGAGCTTTGATTTATACCTGGCGTTTGATTTACTCGAAACCCGATTACTCGATGGCTGCTATATCGGCAGGCAGGACGGCAGTTGGTGGCTGTTTAATGCTGACGGTGACGGAATATGTTCCGGCGTAACCCTTCGGGACTTGATGGTTAATCTTATCTTTACGGATAACTGATGGCTGACTTGATTAATTACAACGCCCCCACTGGCGGCAAGCTGCCCGTGCAACATACCGATGTTGATACGCTGCGGGATTTAATATCCTGGTGTGTTGAGTTGAAAGCCGATAGGTATTCACATAGACGCTTGGGTGGCTTGGAACAAGTGGAATATTTACGGCTGGCGAAGACACTCGATGCGGCGAATAAAATGCTGGTAGCGATGAAGCGAGAGTTGGATGATGGGAAGTGACGTTAAGCAATTAATCTTGGAAGCCCTGCAAATAGGGCTTGAAGCCGCTCAGGAGGAAGCCGGGCATTATCACCAAAACATGGCGGGCTATCGGCTAAATCGTCATGATGCGCTGGACGCTGATGTTGAAAAAATAAAAACAGCCATTGCTAGTGTAAATAACCTGTCTTTTGATAATGCAAAATAACGATTTAAGGCGGTTTTCTTGGCGTATAAGGCGCGTTTAGGCGGTGGGTGCTATGCTGATATGGGTAAGCTATGAATCTAACGCCTGACAGCCCGTTAATTAAGCCGCAATTCTTTTGTAGCTACTGTGCGGCATGGAAGCACGAGATTGATAAACTACCTACGCGCAGGCAGGGACACTATATCTGTGCGCCGTGCGAAGACAGGCGGGTGGCGGCACTTCAGAAGATAAAGGCGCATAATCGACGGTGGAATGATGAATGACTACTTATGCCTATTACAATGACAGCGATAAAAAGGCCTGCGCTTGGTTACGGCAGTTAATAAAAAACGGCTTGATTATGGATGGCGAAGTCGATGAGCGCAGTATTATCGACGTGGATGCCGCCGACTTACAGGGTTTTACCCAACATCATTTCTTTTCCGGCATTGGTGGATGGCAATATGCTCTCAGGCTTGCAGGTTGGGGAGACAGCAGACCTGTTTGCACCGCAAGCCTACCCTGTCAACCATTCAGTGTTGCTGGTTCAGGAAAAGGAAAAGACGACGAACGACACTTGTTACCACACTTTATCGAACTCGTTCAGCAATGCAATTTCAAAACAATTTTTGGCGAACAAGTCAGTGCCGCAATTAGACACGGCTGGCTCGATGATTTATGCTTTGAAATGGAGCGAGAAAACTACGCCGTCGGGTCGATTGTACTTACAGCAGCAGGCGCGGGTGCGCCCCATATCAGACAACGATTGTACTGGGCGGCCGACAGCATCGACAAGGGATCACAAGGGCGGTTATCTGGGCGGCAGGATAAGACACGGGAAGTTATCAGTGGACACGCTGGACGTAGCGGCTCAGTTGGTGGGGTGGTGTACCCCGATGGCACAGGATCACAGCAGGGGCGGGAGTCTACCAAGACCACAAGATACAGGGATTCCATTAAGCCAGCAAGCGGTACTAGCAGGCTGGGCAACGCCAAGAGCGATAGACGGAACGAAGGGACAAAGAACGGAACAAGGAATACAGAACGAGATAATACGGAAGGGGCGAGTGGACGACCTACCTGCGAGAAGTCAGGAAGCCATGCAACGTCAATTCACAACAGCGAGGCCAGGCAGGACAGCACCGGCGAATTTACGGGAGCAGGTTCACCCACACTTATATCCGAATGGACTGACCCAAACTGGCTCTATTGCAGAGACAACAAATACAGGCCAATTAAACCCGGCATTAAGCCGTTGGCTAATGGGCTACCCAAAGGAATGGGATATAGCAGCGATACAAGCGAACCGATTAATGCCGACGACACGCAAGAAGCGCGAGTGATGAGGCTAAAAGGTTATGGTAATGCTATCGTTCCACAAGTAGCTGCACAATTTATATCTGCATTTATGGCGGTTCAACAATGAATGACATAGGCTGGGATGAAATGTGGTTAATAGGGGGACTGATGGCAGCGTGCGGTTGTTTATTAATAGGCTATTTCCTGCATCGAGTCGGCGGGATTCTCGACGAACAGGAAAAGCGGGAAGACGACTCGAACGGTTATGGTGGTTAGATGGTGGAAGAATCTATTAACGTGTGCGTTTTGTCTGGTAATATTCATTCTGTTCGTATCAATGGCTTTGGCGTCCTTGGCGGTGGTGTTGGTGTTGGATTATGAGTAACAGAGTATGACAACGGCAAGAGAGTTATTTTTGCGCTTTGGCGCACCGGAAGAAGAAAATAATATGTCGGTATTGGTTATCCCCGATGCGTTTGGACTGCACCACGTACCCCGGCGTATTTATTGCAATAAGGATATTCAAGCGCCCTTGGTTAAAGCATTTATTACCCTTGTCGGCGCGGGACAACAGGATTTGATTAGAACCTGGGACGGCTGTTTCAATATCAGAAGAAAACGCGGTGGCAGTTCTTCATCATTGCACTCTTGGGGCTATGCGGTGGATATTAATGCCGCCTGGAATCGGTTCGGGATAGCAGGCTCCATGCCCGGAGCCGTTGTTGATGCGTTTAAAAATGCTGGCTTTGATTGGGGCGGGGAATGGAAAGGCGGGTGTTGTGATCCGATGCATTTCGAGTATAATTATATAAAACAATAGGTTACACTATATGTTTCCAGCTTTTACATTTAGTTATAAGTCCTATCATAACATGAGATACTCCGTACTCTCGGCCAAGGATAGACAGCATTCCATGTTTTTTTATTGCACTATCAAATTTATGCCGTATTTCTATGATTTGTTGAGAAGTCAGCTTGTTAGTATTTACAGCTTCACCATGGAAATGGCGCAGTTTTTTATCTCTGTCTTTGCTGTTTTCTTTAGGTGTTCCAGCAAACAAATGTTCTGGATTAATACATTTAGGATTATCACAGCGATGACAAACATAATGTCCAAAAGGTATTTCTCCGACAAAAACTTTATAGCTCAATCTATTTGCACGCCCATTTCCTTCGCGTGCATAACCACCATGAAAGAGAGCGCCTGTCCATTCCCAACATCCATTTTCGGAAACTACATGTTTTTCAAGAAGTTTTGATTTAATAGCATTATGATTCATAACGTAAATTATAACACAGACTGTATGTCTATGCACTTTCAGTATTCCCATGTTAAGTGGAATCCTGGTGAAACATGAATGACAGGCGTAGTCATACCCACAAGATGACCCTGTTTAACCTGGACTTGATGGTGACATGGCATTATGAAGGCGATAGCGTGAAAGTGACCGATGTGAATTTCCTGCATTATTCGGGTCATAACATAATAGAATTTATGTCAAAACGGGTTTTTCAGGCTATTGTTGATGATATAAAGAAACAGCAGGATTGGGATGGGCGTGGTGCTTGAAATAGTCTACAAAAAAGTGAGTGACTTAATTCCCTACGTTAATAATGCCAGGACGCATAGCGAGGAACAGGTTAATCAAATTGTCTCCAGCGTTACTATCGGAAATATAAAAGGTAATTATGGCTAAGATGGGGCCTAAGCCCATGATATTCACAGAACAACAGCGCAAGCTCGTTGAGAAAATGAGCGGCTTTGGTGTTCCATTCGCTAACATAGCAGCTCTGGTGACAGATGACGGAATCGACGAAGACACGCTCAACAGATACTTCAAGAAAGAACTGGCACAAGGTAAGTCCAAGACGAACTCACAAGTCGGTAAAAAGCTCTTTCAACGGTGTATGGATGGCGATACGTCGGCGCTTATCTGGTGGTCTAAGACTCAGATGCGATGGAAGGAAGACAAGTCAGAACCCGTTAGCTTAACGGAAGACACCATTACGCAAATAACACGGTCAATCGTAGGTGCTAAGGATAAAGCGTGAAGCTGGATATTCCTACCGCTGAATTTGCTATCCCACTGTTACAGCCATCAAGGTACAAATGTCTCCATGGTGGGCGCGGTAGTTCAAAGTCCCACACTTTCGCATCATTGATGATTGAAGACCATCTTTATCATCGTGGCTTACGCTCGGTCTGTATTCGTGAAGTCCAGAAGTCCCTCAAAGACTCAGCCAAGTTGTTGCTGGAAGATAAGATACAGTCGTTTAAGTTGGGCCGTGGCAATGGCTTTAAAGTCTATAAGGAACTCATCCAGACCCCTGGCGATGGGCAGATAATATTTACCGGCATGAATGACCAGAATGCCGAATCCATAAAGTCACTGGAAAACTTTAACCGGGCTTGGATTGAAGAAGCACAAACTATGTCGGCACGTTCGTTGCAGCTCTTAACGCCAACCATACGTGCGCCGGAATCAGAATTGTGGTTCTCATGGAATCCACGGCGTAAGACTGACCCGGTTGATGCCATGTTTCGTGGCGATATTATTCCAACAAACTCAATCGTCATCCGTGCCAACTGGCATGATAACCCATGGTTCCCGAAAGAACTGGAACAGGAACGGCTGGACTGCCTCCGCATTAATCCAGACCAGTATGAACACATTTGGAACGGGGATTATGTCACCATTGTAAGCGGCGCTTATTATGCGAACTGTCTGACTGAAGCCAAGGCAGAAGGTAGGCTTGGACGCTTATCACGCGACCCTCTAATGACAATACGCTCGTTCTGGGATATTGGCGGAACCGGTGCGCGAGCTGATGCGTGTTCTATCTGGATTGCCCAGTTTATCGGCAAGGAAATCAGAATACTGGATTATTACGAAGCGGTAGGGCAACCGTTAGCAACGCACGTTAACTGGTTACGTGATAACGGTTACGAGAAAGCACAGATTGTATTGCCCCATGATGGCGTTAATCATGACAAGGTGTATTCAGTAACCTATGAATCGGCCCTGCAGGACGCTGGATTTGATGTGTTTATCGTGCAGAACCAAGGCGCAGGCGCAGCTAAACAGCGGATTGAAGCCGCACGACGCTTGTTTCCGGCTATGTGGTTTAATCAAGACAAATGCCAAGGCGGTCTCGATGCAATCGGCTGGTACCATGAACGAAAAGACGAATCTCGTGGGATTGGCTTAGGGCCGGAACACGATTTCAGTAGTCATGCCGCTGATGCCTTTGGCCTGATGGCCGTCGCTCACCCGCTGCTCATGGACAACCCGCAAAACCATCGTCCCATTGACTACTCACGGCATAATCTTGGCATTGTATGAGAGAAGAAAAAATTAGATATTTTGCAGTAGTTGATAATACTGACGGCTATTTTAACGGCTTAGAGGATTTTGAAACGGCAAAAAATGAATTAATAGAAAGACGGCGTAATGTGAATGAAAAAGGAGGCGATCCAACAGATGTAATCCTGGTAGCCGTGCTTTATGTATAAAGGCTAAGAATAGAATTATGTGGCCGCCTGATGCCACTAATATTTATTGATTTTCCATGCGTTTAGTGCGCTAATAATGAGTGTGGCACCCCTTTCCTACTTTACGGATTCGTCATGGCATTAATCGATTTAAACGCTCTCATCACCGAGTTAAACACCGCCGCAGCGGTGGAAACGACTAACCTTCGCGGTTATTTCGATATTCTCTCTTTCCCAAGCACATCAACCCAGTCCAAGGGCATTATCAATGTCGCCAAGACTGAATCTGAAAATCGCCATGACGTGCTGGTAAAAGCCATTACCGCTATTCAGAACCTTGTCGGCTCTGGTTATCCTGCCGTGACCTATCCAACTGTCCCGCCCGATGACATTACCCGCATTAACGCCGAGATTGATACCGAAGTGGCTGGCGTTCGTAAAGTCATGAAGAAATTGGGCAGTACAGTCTGATGAGTAAGAAACCAACGTGGGATGACGAGGATTCTAATCCGGGTAATCACCACATACCGCACCATAACCCGCACCATAAAACACACTACGAGATTATTATTATGAAAATAGCCGAATTGTTGGAAGCCCAAGCCTCAGTAAAAAATCAGTTGAACAAGGCTGAAGCTGAAATCGTCGCTAAGATTGGCACCTTGCAAGATGCGATAACTACATTAACCGAGCAGTTGGCGGATTTAAACCTGCCTGATGAAGTGGTTCAGTCTGTGACTGAATTGCAGGCCGCAGCGCAAAGCCTGGATGATTTGAACCCAGACGAAACACCCGTCGAACCTGTTTAACCCTGTTTAACCCGCATAAAGGTAAAGACCATGAAGAAGAAAGGTAAAGACAAAGAACCTGCACCCGGCAAGCCTGGCAAGAAAGGCTGCTAAATGTCTGCGTGGACTGACTTCTTAGAGAAAGTTGACATCCTCCCCGCCCTAAAGGGAACGAGGATTCCTGGTGTTACCCAAGAGCGAGATATACGTCACCGTTACTCGCTGGTTCCTGCTGCTGACGGCATTACTGCACCATTCACTTCACAGGCTAGCCCCCCAAAGCCCTGGGGTTATTTTTGGAGCAAAAACGTGGAACTAATATGTAACGCTTGGTTATCGCGAAACAGTAAGGAAAGTATAGGACAAATGATGATAGATTTTCAAAAAATGAGTCTATTTTGAGACAATCAAGAGCATCCTTATATCCCCTCCCTGAAGGAAGGGGAATTACGCTATTTCCTGTTAAAAAAGACAGCGCCAACATTCTCGCAAGCATTCTGGCAGGCACCACGTTAGCCAGTGCTATGGGTGACAAGAAAAGGAACAAGAAATAATGGCTAAACAGAAGAAACTCAGTGACGAGGATATTCTCGCCATTATCGCTAATGAGCTCAGCATGGCTGAAGTTACGTCGCAGACTTCGCAGGATTTAAGCGTACCGCTTAATTACTATCTGGGCAATCCCACAGGCAACGAACAGGAAGGCCGCAGTGCGTTAGTCTCTACCGATGTTGCTGATGCCATCGAGTGGATAATTCCGCAGGTGATGAAGTCGTTTACTCAGAATAACGAAGTCGTTATCTTCGACCCGGTTTCACCGGACGACGAGAAACAGGCCGAACTGGAAAGCGAGTTCGTTTACGATATTCTGATGAAGCAGAATGACGGGTTTATTCTCATTCATCAGTTTGTAAAAGATGCGTTGATGCAGCGTAACGGCATACTGAAAGTCTATTATGAGAATGAAGAAGACGTTAAGACCGAGGAATATACCGGCTTAAGCGAAGAACAGTTACAAATGCTGGTCTCAGACCCCAGCGTCGAAGTGCTGAAGCTGTCACAGATACAAACTTTTTTACCCGATGGACAACCCGTTTCATTTTTTGATGCAAAGATTAAAATTACTAACAACCACGGCAAGATTTGTATTGATGCTGTGCCTCCAGAACAGTTTCGCGTTAGTAATCAGCATAATTCTATAAACCTGGACAAGGCAAGATTCACGTCCCACATTGTCACCAAGTCAGTCAGTGATTTGATAGAAGAAGGCTATGACGCTGAAACGATTCAGAACTTGGCTCAGGCTGATATGTTACGTTCATCCTACCGCTTCGGTGCCCAGCATGAGAACACGTTAATTCCGGCTACTTTCGTTGAAGACATATCATCTAAACTGGTGGACGTGTGCGAGTGTTTCTTAAAACTCGATATGGATGGCGATGGCGTAGCGACACCGCAGAAAATCACTGTGGGTAACTCGATGCCGCCCAGCGTGGTACTGAGTAAGGAAGAAGTTGATTACTCGCCTTGGGTGGCGTGTACGGCGATTATTATGTCGCATAAGTTTAAAGGCTTATCAATCTATGATCGACTCAAACAAATACAGGATAATAAAACCGCCTTACTCAGAAACATCATGGATAATCTGTATCTACAGAATAACCAACGCAATATTATTGTGGAGGGCCAAGTTAACATTGACGATATGCTGGTATCTCGACCAGGAGGAATCATCAGAGCTAAACGAATTGATGCGATTACTCCGCTACAGACTCCTATGATTGGCGAAACCGGATTTGTCATGATGAAGTATCTTGATGAAGTTAAATCAGGCCGCGTCGGTGTGAGTGCAGAGGGAACGGCTACGCCACAGAATGTCGGCAACAACGTGGGCTCTGAAGGCGTTGAGCGGTTAATGACAGCTAAGGAAGAACTGGTTGGGCTTATCATCCGGGTTATTGCCGAAACGGGCATTAAACCGCTCTGTACGAAGATTCGTGACTTGGCAGTAAAACACATCGACACCGCCCAGGATTTCAAGTTTAAAGGTGAGTGGGTTAAAGTTAACCCATCAGCCTGGCGACCACGGACTAAAACAACGGTGCGTGTCGGAACTGGAAGCGGCGACCATCAGAAACAACTCGCGGCAGTCACCCAGATTACGCAGATGCAGTCTGCATTAGGCCAGACGCCACTCGCTTATATGGTTAGCCCAGGGAAGGTGTACAGTGCTTTGGATGATTTGTGTAAGTTTTCTGGCCTTAATGGCGCTACTCGGTATTTTGTTGACCCTGCTAGCCCAGAGGGACAGCAAGCGGCACAGCAGGCGCAAAAGTCGTCTCAAGAAGCTAGCCAAAAGCAGGAACAAGCCCAGATGGAGACTATCCGCCAGCAAGCCGAATTGGCGAAGTCTGCAACGACAACAGCAGAATCCATGATGCAGAATGTCCAGCTTAAAGGACAGGTCGAACTAGGGAAACACCAACGTGAAATGGACAAAGCCACGGCTCAGGCGCAGATTGAAGCGTTAAAGATGGAAGTTCAGAATAAAACCCTGCTGTTAGATGCGATTAAAACCAAGCACAAAGATGAGTTGGATAAAGAGAAAATGCTACTCGATGCCGCGATTAAACTAACGGGTATTGAAGCCACGGCGAAAGCGGATGAGGATGCCAACTTTCTGGCTAATCAACAGCTCGTAGCAGGTGCAGAAGAAACCGTCGATATGTCAGAGGGTGAAGGTGAAAACGATTGAAACTAGCCATACTCTATGTGCTGTTTATTTTTTTGGTTGCATGGGTAGGTTTCCATCTTGGTGAAGATTTATTTACGTTAATACAAAAGGTGAAGCAATGAATGATTATATAGTGATACAAAGCGTGGATTTAGGCTCTCTGTGCCATCGCGTTGTTGAAGGCATGGACGATGGTTATTACCCGCTGGGTAATGTCACAGTGTTTGAGCATTACCTGGAAGATGAAGAATCCAAGGTTGACCGTATCTTTTACCAAGCGATGGCGAAGTACAAGCAATGAATAACATGGAACGCAACGACCAGTTTGAACGGGAAATCCACATAGGCGAGAAAGCGGCAAAGGCCTATGCACTATGGGTAAATGATTATATTAGAGAGCAAAGCGTATTGATGTTTGAGGATTTCAAGAACGCTGATTCTGAAGAATATCCATATATCCACGCTCGTATTCATGCGTTAACAGAGATTGAATACGCGATTAAACAAGATATACAAACGGGTGACTTGGCCCGTAAACAACTAAAGGGAGAATGATATGGAATTACCAAAATATTTGATTGATGCGTTGTATAAGTATTCTGAAGATAGCATTGAAGAACAGGCGCACTTTATGGAATTACAAAAACAGGCTGAAGAAGCTGACTTAGCCGATGCAATTAAAGCAAAGCATAAAGAATCCTGGCTTGAACATTTGTTCAGCCCCGCAAAGGCAGCAAAATAAAAGGTGAGTGATGCACTGCAAAGATTGTAAGTACAATGTTAAGCATATTTGCACTAATGACAAGCTGTCAGAAGATGGTGGTTTTACCAAAGAAGAAAAAACCGATATGTTAATTTACAGCTACTTGGAAGGTGGCACTTTTGAAGTCGGCGATTTGTTCGGCTGCGTACATTTTGAAAAGGTGAGTAAATGAGTAACGAAATTAATGTCACAACCGATTCTACCCAAGCGAACCAACCAGGTTCACAGGCGGCGACCGGAAGTGTAACAGACCAAATCTCAGCGTTGTTGATGGAAAATGATAATCCGCAACCTGAGAAGAAAGCAAAGCCCAAGCTACCCGAACCTAAAGCTGAAGAAGCGCCAGTCGAAGACTCAAGCGATGATGCAGACGAAGGCGAGTATGAAGGTGATGCAGATTTGCCCGTTGATATTGACGAGTCAGATGAACCGGAAGGCGAAGCGGATGATGATACAACGTGGTCGAAAGTGCTTGGCGTACCTGAAGATAAAGTCGTTCTTGATGATGAGGGAGACTTTGCAGGTTTCAAGATTAAAGTGGATGGCAAGGTTGAGGTCGTTCCTGCGGCTGATTTAATCGCAGGGTTTCAGAACAACAAGTCGAACACCCAGAAAAGCAAAGCACTGGCAGAGGAAAGAAAGGCTTTAGAAGCACAGAAAAGCCAAGTATTGCAGGAATACGCCACCAAAATTCGTGATGCTGAAGCGTTAACCGGCTACCTTGAACAATCCTTAGTTAAAGAATATCAAGGCATAGACTGGAACAATCTCAGATTCCAGAATCCAGGTGAATATGCGGCGTTGGTGCAGGATTACAATATCCGTGTGGAGGAAATCCACAAGATTAAATCCGCGACGGAAACCGTAAAACAGCAGGAACAAGGCAAGTTTCAAGAGGAATTTGGACAAAAGACGCAAGCCTACATCCAGCAGCAAGTTCAACAAGCGATTGAGAAACACCCTGAGTGGCAAGATACCAAGAAGTTTAAAGCAGACCTAGGTGGTATGCAGGCTTTCGTATCTGAGACTTATGGATTCACGCCCCAAGAATTTGCTGATGTGAAAGATGCCCGTATTTTGGACTTGATTCTTGATGCGAAAAAGTTTCGTGAAGGAAAAACAGTTGCAGCTCAGAAGCTCGCCAAGCCCGTGGGAAAGTTCCAGAAACCCACCGGCCAAGCCAAGGCAACCAAGTCGAAACTGGAGCAACTGACTAGCAAAGCTAAGGCTTCAAGCGGTTACGCAAAACACGCGGCTGAAACAGACGCGGTGGCAGAGTTGCTCAAGCAGATTTATTGATATGAGAGCGATCCATAAAAACAAGAAGCTGAATAAGTGGGAAGTTACTTGTCGGCTTGATTGCAAGAAAGTATATATTGGGGTGTTTAGTGAACTTGAACAGGCTATAGAAGCCCGTGATAAGTTCGAACTGGATAATCCAACATATCACGATGACAAATTGGACATAGAACTGACACAAGCAAGCATCAAAGAGTTTATGAATTATGATGCCCTTACAGGGATATGCACTTATGCAAAAGACTATCGCGCTTTTCATAAGAAAAACAGCCGCAAGGCTGGCGATATAATAGGACGAATAGATCATTTTGGTTATGTAATCGCCTCTTTCTACGGAAAACAGTATCGATTACACAGACTGATAATGCTATGGCTTAACGGTTCATTGCCGGATGAAGTAGACCATGTGAATGGAATACGTTCTGATAACCGATTATGCAATATTAGGGACACAAGCTCAGGAAACAACTCACGCAATAAAGCCCGCCCTGAAAACAATAAAAGTGGCGTGGTGGGTGTGTATTGGAATTCCCAGAGTAGCCGATGGAGAACTGATATTAGACATGAAGGTAAAAAGATTCATTTAGGCGATTACCATACAATCGAAGAGGCTGCTAACGCACGGCGCGCCGCCGAAGTAGAGTATGGTTATCATGCTAATCATGGAAGAGACAAGCAGAAACAGGTTGTTAACTCGCCTGTTAGACATTAATACTAAATGGAGATAAGGCTTTTAATAAAAGTCCTTATAAAAGAAATAGTTACGTCAACAGCAAATTTAGACAGCGCCGATCTGAAAGCGGCAACATATAAGGGACTGATTAGAGAAGATAAACAATAATGTCTTCTATAAACCCCGTGAATTGCTGGAAACCCTGACCATTAAGTTGAAGACAATCAGCAGCCAAGCCTGTTAGGAATAACAGGAAGGTTCAACGCATAACGTACGGAGCCCAGAACGGGCAGTAAAACGACACGAGCGCGGGGCACTGGTAACAGTGATGATATATGCTGGACTTATGGGAAACCATAAGAGGGAAGGATAAAAAGCCATCCCTATTTATCAAGTAAGTTATTGATAAATATAACATTTAGGTTATGAATCGCATCTTTGATATTAGTCGTGTGCCATTGCCTTTCACTGATTTGATTGGTACTGACACACATTCAAACGAATACGCTGAGTAAACAAAATCTGCTCAGTTTAAACGGTGTGAATTCAGGGAAACTCTAAGGGCGCAAGCCTATGACAATCCTGAGCGAAGCGGCTTGGTGACAGGCTGAACGTGCAACGACTAGGTTATACAGTCTTTATGTGTGCAATGATTAATCATTGTACTATACTTAAAGATAATGAAAACCCACGAGCGCACCGCAATGATTAATTGTAATAAATGCAAAGTTGATAAAGAAGAAACCGAGTTTTATAGTCGAGGAAAAGTATGTAAAGAGTGCGTTAGAGCAAGACAACGTATTTTTAATAAAACATATTACCAAGAAAATAAAGACAAAGTTTTAGCTCGGTCTAATGCTTATTATCATGCTAATAAAGAAACCCATTATGCTGCATGCAAGAGATGGAGAGCTGAAAATCCTGATAAGGCAAAAGAACTTTATACAAATAATTATCAACAAAATAAAGACTCAATAATATCCAGAACAAAACAATATTATTATGAAAACAAAGAAACTTATACCAAGTATAAGCAACAATGGCGTAATAATAATGGCGATAGAATTAGTCAAACAGTAAAGGCGTACAGAACTAAAAACCTGTTTGTTGTAAGAGTAAAAGAAGCTATCCATGCAGCAAGAAGAAGTGCATTAAAAACTCAAGCAACACCTTTATGGGCAAACGTTCAGGCGATAGAAAATATATACCTGATGTGCCAACAAAAGACTATGGAAACCGGCGTAGAACATCATGTTGACCATATTGTCCCGTTAAAGGGTAAAAAGGTTTCAGGGTTACACGTTGAATATAATCTCAGGATAATAACAAAGTCTGAAAATTGCAGGAAAAGCAATAAACACATTGAAGAGATAGTCTAGACTCACGGGAAACCATGAGAGGGACGGATAAAGAGCCATCCCCGCCTAAGAAATTAGGTCATAAAGTAATAGATTAGGGACTTTAGATGCTCTGGCAACCCCAGACATCACCAACGCAGCTATAGACGGTTCTGACACCACCGGCAACAATACTGTAATAGGTACTCGCGTCGGCAACCATTAATTGATAGTGGTTG